ATTCTATTAATTGTGTTATTCTTACCTTTTTGAGAGTAAAGGTTTAACTCTTTTTTACTTGTTTCGTTTTCTGGATTGTGAGATATTCCCTCAACTTCATCAGAAGATAATTCAACAGATACTTCTTTAACTTCTTTTACTTCAACCTTTGCAAGTTTTAGTTCGTTGATTTCATTTCTTAACTTTTCAATTTCAGAAAAGAAAGTTTCTTTACTTATTGATTCAACAACTTTTTTAGGTGTTGCAGTTTCCGTAGATAAATCTTCTTCAACTGGTGCTTCATCTTCTACTGGTGCTTCTTCTTCTGCTCCAACTTCTTTGATTTCTCCAATTACGCCCTCTTCTAAAACTACGATAGTAGAACTATCTTCTGCAACATATTCTCCAACTGGTACTGCAACTCTTTCTTCATCTGCAACGACAAAGATTTCTGCACCAACTTCAAATACTTCTGCTTCTAAAACAGCACCATTATCAAGCTTCATTTGTTCCAACTTCACTTCGATACCGAGCAAAGTTCTAACTTTGTTTAATGTTTGATTTGTGTTCATAGTTATATAATAAAATTTAGTTAATATTTTGCGTTTTGGTTTTTAATTAATGTCTAAAATTAAACACTTGGATATAACTTTTTATTTTGATTTGATATTTTTGTAATTTCTAATATCAAATTAGCAGTTTCTGTAAATCCATCTATTTGTCTACCATCTAAACCTATTTCTTGAGCGACATCCATAATATCTTTTAAATCATCTTCATATTTATCAAGGTCAGAATTTATACTATCCATTAATTTCACAAATTCCTTTTGAGCGTTTTTGTAGTTTAAATAAATTTTATCAATTTTACCTTCTTCTGATTTTAGTTTTGAATCTAACTTTTTTACATCTTTTAAAATAGATTGAGGCTTTCTTGCCAACTCAACTTTCTGCGTTGCCAATTCTGTTTTCTCTTCCTTAAATAATTTTTTAAATACTTCTCTTTGTGTGTTCATAGTTATATATTAATTAAATTTATTCTTCGTCTGTGTTGCTAATGTTTCCTATTCCTTGCTTCCAATACTCTGGGGTTTCACATCCTTTTACTGGATTTGTTTTACACTCTATTGAGTAAGTGTTTAAACATTTACAATAAACCGCCCTCATTATGACAATGCTTTTTTAAGTTCTTCAATTAGCTTTTCTTCTGCTGATAGGTTTTCTTCTATTTCTTCGTTTGGTCTTTCTAATTTGTCCGCAAAATATCCCTCAATACTGAAACCTTTTACTTTACCACTTTTCACATAGTCATTCCAAACTTCATCATTGTCAACTTTTACAGAACCCATCCAAGTTCCTACTGGTACATCTAAACCATACAATGCAGTCTTATCTTTTACCTTGTCCTCAACTATCCAACTTTCAACTAATGTTAATCCTTTTAATTGTGAATCGTGTTCTAATGTTGAATTTGATTGGTTACCATTTTGCAAATACATTTGTGATGCTCTTTCTACTGTCTTTCTTGAAAAGAAAATATAGTATTCTTCTTTACCACTTTTTCTGTAAATAGGTTTTTGCGGTATTAATAAAGCACCCATTAATAAACGTTTTTCTTTGTTTATCTCTGCAAGTTTAATTTCTTGATTATTAAGTGCTATAAAATCAGATTCAATTGCTGGATTTTCTACAACTGAAATTGCTTCTACTCCGATTGCTTCATCTTCATCTAAAATTAATTCTATTATTTTCATAATTATATAATACTTTATTTGTTATTTTTTGTGTTTTTAAATTGAAGCACCCTCAACAATATTTCTATCCATTGATTGAGCAGAGGTTACATCTCCAGAAACTACATACGCTTTAACCGGTTCTTGTGATTGTCCACCTATTGCAGATGCTAATTGATTTGTATCACTTGCTCCGACTATATTGAAAGCTGGTGGTAAAGATGGTGTTGTTGTAGGTGCTGATGCAGAACTTCCTCCGCCACCTCTTGCAAATGATGGTGCTGCTGGTTCTTTTGTACCAACTATTTGTTTAACGTTTGCAAACCCAGATGCTATAACTCCAGCGGCTGCAACTGCTCCCCAAATACCACCTTGTGCAATAGCTTTGTTTGCTCCAGTATATGTATCTCTAATAGCACTTGTAATCGCTAACGCTTTTCCAAACTTACTATTTTGTCCTAATACACCAGCAATTGCACCAAGAGAATCTAAAGCAATTTTTTCTTTAGACTTTCCTATTGCCTTATCAATTTCAGTTTGTTTTTGTCCGTTGGCTTGTTGGTATGCAGTTAATTCATTCTGTGCATCTTGAAAAGCAATTGTACCCTCTTTATATAAATTTCTTTTATTTTCTAAACGTTCAGTTTCTAAAGCTAATTCTTGTTCGTTTAATACTTTTTGTCTTTCTAATCTTGCAAATTCGCTTTCTATTTGCTCTGCTTCAAACTGTTTTTTATTTGCATTTAACTCTGCATCAGCATCAATCTTTGAATTTGTTAATTCTAAAGACTCTCTATCTAATGCTAAAGCGTTTGATTTTTGCTCTGAACGAATACCCTCTATTTGCGCTTCAATACCAGCTAATTCTTTTGTAGCTTCTATTTGTGCAGTTTTAAATTCTATATTGTCTTTGTCTTTTTGAAGATTTTGATTTGCTAAATCTAATTGCATTTTAGCTTGTGCCAACATACTTTGTTCCGCTTCTTGAATCTTTATAAGTAATTCGTCATTTGCTTTTTTACGGTCTGTTATAGATCGTGTTTCGTCATCTCTTATTTGTCTTAACTTTTCTGCTTGTCTGTCAAAAGTTTCAAATATTAATCCTTGTCTTGCAGCAGCTAATTCAGCAGACTTTTGTAATTCAACATTTGCTTTTGCAGTATTATATGCAGCAGATACACTAATTTCACTTAATTCTTTTACTACTGTTTTTCCAGCATTACCAACTTCTGTTACTGCTTCACTGAAGTTATTATAAATATCAGAACCAGCTTTATTTGCTGCAACTCCAACTTCAAAAATATTAGTTCTTGTTTCTAATATAGAATCATTTAAGGCTTTTATTGTTGCTGGGTCTTTATCTCCAAAGAAAGATTCTTCCCAAGCTAATTGTGCTGATTGTAAAGCCAATTTAATTCCATAAAACGTATTTTTAAACGGAGTTAATACAATTGTCATTAAACCACTCATTACTTTTCCAAGTGAATCAAACTGTTCGCTTGATTGTGTTAGTGCGTCATAAATATCTGTGAAAGCATTTACAACTTGACCAACTACATTTGCAGAAGTTTCAAAAACAACATTAAATAAATCAACTGCTTTTTGATTTTGCTCAAATAAGTCTTTTAAAGTAGCAAGTAATCCAATAACCAAACCAATACCAGCAGCCTTTATTGCAGTACCAATTCCTTTAATTCCTTTACCAACTAAATTACTTGACTTCTCAACACTCTTTAAACCATCAGCAGTATCTTTGTTGCCTTTTGTAACTGTTTTATTTAAGTCTTTTACACTCTTTGCAATGTCATCAATTCCTTTTATAGCCTTGTCTGTTTTTGCTTCTAATTCAACAACTATTTTTTCCATTCTATTTCTTGTTTTTGTCTTGTAAATACTTCTTTAAAACTATCTGGAAACTTATTTTTTCCCTTTGCTAATTGAACAACTTTTGCTTTGCAGTCTGTATCTTTTAATAAATCTAATATTTCTTTTATCATACTTCATTTAGTAGTTCTAATTCAGACTTTCCAGTTTCTAAATTTGTTGTTATTGAATTGATTTTATAGGAATGTCCAGCGATTATAAACCGATCTGCTAATGTGTACTTCAGTAAAATTCGCAATGGTAAGTAAGCTGTTACCTTAGATATTCTTCGCTTCTCATTAAATACATCTTTGATATAATTTTTGTAGTAATTTTTAAACAAGGTTTCGTTGTTTTGAATTAAAGCATATTCATCAATCTCAGCACTGAAATGTAAAGATTGCTGTGTTCCAGTTATACCATTACTATTTAAAGGAATGTAATACCTTGTAACTTGTGAGTGAGTAGTCTCTGAATCTCTAAAAGAAATAATTGTACTTCCGTTTGGTCTTAAATTTACATAATGAATTAAAGGCTTACCAATGTAAGGTTCTAAATTATCGTCATTCATTAAACCATATTGAATGCTTGTTGCCCATCCACCATTTTGGTTTGTTAGCTTCTCATACATCATTTTTTGAAATGGTAAGTCTATTTTATAATCACTACCAACCCAAGTTAAATCACCTTCTCCTTTGTATTCTAATTCTCCAAACTCTTTATTATTTAACTGATTAAAAACACTTGCCAAATAAGTTTTGTAATCTGCATAATTGAAGTTTATTTGTTTATATGGAAGCGCTATATTTACTATTGAAGAATTAACATCTACATATTTAGTAATATCATAGGTTTCAAACGTTGCATATAAAGCATCTAACGTGGTAACTTTTATAATGTCATCAACTACATAGGCAGTTAAATTAAACATCTTAAAAAGACCAGTAAGAAAATCTATTACTTTTAATTCTGGTAATTGTTGTGTTGGGTAAAAAG